CAATGGCATCACGTGCATCGTGACCAGTAAGTTCACGTTTGGCCAATTGATCCGCTAGTTTGGCAAACACACTCCAAGGCAAACCCTGACCATCTGGACCACCGTGTGTAGGAACTTTCTTAACACCAAATGTTACAAATGGGCTAAGGCACAACTTGATGCCTTCAAAAAACACAGTATTGTCATTGTCCATTTCCTCGGCAATAACCCCTTCTTTGAAAAGGCGACTGTTATCGCTTTCTAGCTTGACAATAATTTGATGCATTTTGGCTCCAGAAGTAATTTACAATACTAGTATTATAAGATAACTTCTGTAGTTTGTCAATCTTCTTCTTGATTTAAAATGTAATCTGCAACACCGAATTCCAGTACTTCATCAGAGTTCAGATAAACATCTGAAGCAGGCAGTAGTTTACTTTTGATTTTGGAAGGGGCTAACCCTGTGGCTGATCTCAAAATATCTACCATTTTTTGATTGCACAAATCATTTTCTTTCATTGTGGCTTTGAGATCATGATACTTGTCACTCATACTTTCACTGAACTGATGACACATAAAACTGGTATTCTTAGCCGCATATCTTTCTCCCTTAGTTCCACTAGCAAAGATCAAAAATGCCGCGCTCATTACAGCGCCAATACCAATTACTCTAATTGGATGCTTACTACTCTGCATAACATCAATTAGAGCAAAAGATTCATACAAATCACCACCAGTACTGTTAATATACAGTGTTAGGATTTTTTCAGTTTTTGTGTCTAAATTTTCGTAAGTTATCCAACGAATGCATTCATAGATACTATCAGTGTCAATCTCACCTACTAGGAAATGCACATGCTGATCCAGCAATGCAATTTCCATACGCTCTTGGGCGTTGAATTCTTCTAGTTTTCTCACAACAGACCTTTTAAATTAACTGCGTATTTATCGGTTACTTACTATCTCATCAATCAATCCATATTCCAGTGCTTCTTCAGCACTCATAAATTTATCACGTTCCATATCGTGGCTAAACTGCGCAAAAGTTTTACCCTTTGAATTGTGTTTGACATAGATGTCAGTTAAAGATTTCTTCATTTTCAAAATTTCTTCAACTTGAATCTGCATGTCCGTAGCTTGGCCACGAGCACCACCACTAGGCTGATGAATCATGTGTCTAGCATTAGGAAGCATACGCCGTTTACCAGGAGCACCAGCAGTAGCCAAAAGACTGCCCATAGAACAGGCTTGGCCGATAACGATAGTAGCAACGTCGGGTTTAATAAATTGCATCGTATCATAAATTGCCATACCAGCAGTAACAACACCACCGGGGCTATTAATAAAAAATTGAATATCTTCTTTACCCTGACTTTCTAAAAACAATAGTTGAGCAACAATCAAACTGGCACTATGTTCGTTAACGTCAGTGTCTAACATTACAATACGGTCTTTGAGCAGTCTACTATAAATGTCATAACTGCGCTCGCCCCTGCTTTCTTGTTCAATTACCATAGGTACTAGATGTGGCATATTATTCCTTAAAATTTATCGTTTAGTTTATCTGATGCAGGACTGACTAGACCTGCAATTAATTTAAATTTTTCAAATGCTTTTTTAGCCGCTGGATTTTTATCCAACTCGTCATCAGGCAAAAATGTTTCTAGCCAATAATATGGCATACGTCGTGGGTGTGCTCCAAATTTACGAGGTTCGTGAAATTTGCCACCTTCCCAAAGTTCAATGCTGACTTGACGGAATTTTCCTTTGTCCTCTTCAGGGTAATTAATCCATTCAGGATTGCTCATACCCATCCTTGTGCGATAGCCATGCCAAATGTTTTCCCACTGCTCATCATCTCTTGGATCAAAGTTTGTTCGACTAACAATAACTAACACGTCATCGATATCTGTTTTGCCGTCGACGATGTCACGTATACAACGACTATAACTAAGACCAATTTTCATTATCTGCTACTTTCTTTAGTTTCAGTAATTTTAGGACCTTTGCTGACAAAAGTCAAACCTGACATTCTACCTTCATATATCATACCATTAAACGGCATAATAAGTTTGAGAGATTTGTTCAAACTTACACTTAGAGATTTTCCTTCTTGGAAATTTAAAATATCAGCGACTACTACTTTGTCATTGTCTTCACAACGTACTTCGCATTTGTCATCAATATATTTTGGCACATTAACTCCCTAGATCAAATCTCACAGTTTTAACACTGTCCCAACGAAAACTTCGCCAACCTTTGGCGTTAATGTCATAAACTGCGCAAACTTCTTCGTTGATCTTGCGTTCTTTTTTATTTTCTTCTCCAGCCTGTTCAACATGTGGAACTAAATCTGGATTAGTAGTACAGAGCATTTCTCGCTCTGTACCATCCTTCTTTATAAAAATTACAGTAGTGGGTCCAAACGCTATATGGCCTTTTAGCCATTTTTTAAAGCGTCTGAAATCACGTTCACTCATTTTTGTTTTGAAGCTGTCGTTTGAGGTTGTCATTTTCTTTCTCCAATGCTTCTACTCTATTAGCCAGCATAGTAAATAATTCTGTAATATTTTTTGCTGTAGTTCTCAGCATTTCTGCGATATCAGGTTCCATTTAAATCTCCAAAATAATGTTAGGGTTCCAACCAGTGTTTTCACTGTAGCCATCATTCTGATAGCCTCTTGGATTGCAGACTACTCTGCAATTACCAATTTGGTAATCAAAACAATGATGTGTATGTCCATGTGTCCACAATACAACTTGTGGATTGTCAAACATAAATTCACTTAGGTCACTATGATAAGCACCATTCATAATATGATCGTTAGCATACATAGGATGCATACTTTGATAGCTTGGACTATGATGACCAACAATTACACACTTACGTTCTTTGTTTTCATTTAAAACACTTTGAAAATATTTTAACGTTTCCCTATGTCTGATAGCAACATCAGCAGGTTTAAGATTAGTATAACCTTTTTCATCGTTCTTAATGATACGGAAATCGTTCATCATGTCACGAATAGAATGAAGTGTAATGGGATCATGCTTGTTCATGTCAGTCCACAATGTAGCACCAACAAACATAACGTCATCAATTAATTTAGAATCATTTTCCATAAAATAGACGTTAGGATACTGCGCACACTCTTCACGTAAGTATTGAATACCCTTATGGAATTTTCCATTGTAGAATTCGTGATTCCCTGCCACATAAATGACATGTGGGAACAAGTTACTCATTCTCTTTAAAAAGTCTCGGAAAATCTGTACACGTTTTTGTTTACGACCTAAATCAGCAAATGATCCATGTTCGTAAATACTAGGAACATAAGGATGATCGTGCAGATCTTCGGCAATCATAATGTCGCCAGACAGTATCAATACATCGGCATTGTCTGCATTTTTAATTTCAAAGCAGTCAGAAAACTCTAAATGTAGATCTGACACAACTGTTATTTTCATAATTCTAATCCATTACGTTTGGCATATCTCTCTTGCCGTTCTTCTTCATGTTTGTCACACAGTGTTTTAATCCATCCGCCGCTTCTGCTTTCTCCAGGTGCGCCACATTCTTCACAGGTCACTGCGGCCCAGCTTTCCGCCATACGCACCATTCCGTATATCTGGTCATCTCCGCCTTCATAATAAAAACGCAAGCCGCCAAATTTTTCTTTGATTTGTACAGCAACTAACTGTGGCACTTCCTTATACTGTTTATAGCCTTTAGCATGATTTTGATTGTTCCAATCAGTGTAGTGTTGAATATTACCACACAGTGCATCTAAAATTTTATACCATCCATCACCACACTCAAAACCAAAACACATTAATGTCTGTTTAGGATCACCATGTCTATCTTTAAAAATTTTAGGATACTTCTTACAAAGTGCTTCGTCTAATTCTTTTTTCATTGAAATGTCTTTACATAATTAAGTCTAGTCACTTTGTTTTGATTTTTCCAGTGACGACTATGTTCCTTAATCTTAGCTTTTTGCACAATGCAAGGACCTAATTTGAGATCTGCTTTGCCCATCCAACTCACCATCTTATTATCAATTATAGCAAGAATATTAAAAGCATCATAATGTTTTGAGCGAATTGACTCTAGTATTTCGCAGTCTTTATCAACTATAATTTCGCCTGGCATTCCAATATATAAGTCTTCAATTTCTTTAATGCGTTTTTCAAATTGTTTTTTAGAAAGGTCTCTTTTATAGACCATAGGCAAACAGGCAATAAAGCCAAATTTATTAGGCGGGACTTGACCATTTTCTAAAAGTGCATTTACTTCTGTATGAAAATCGTTATCACCTTTAACAGCACTAAACATTAACTTTCTGTAATACTTTTTAATTTCTTCAGTCAAATTTTTATCATCATCGGTGACTTTTAACAATGGTGGAGGTGTATCGCCTTCATGAGTAGACCTATAATTTTCTGGATATAGGCTAGTCATCATCAACATTTTGTTTGCCCATTTATAGCTCATGATTTTCATGTCGTCGCTATACACGGGTGTAGTTTCTTTAATGTAATCTTGATTGATGCGTTGTGCGGCGCAGGCAAGCTCTAGTACTGACACCACGGAGTGAAGTTCGCTCATATATGCTCCAGACATTTACAATACTAGTATTTTACTGGAAGATGTAATCTATGTCAACCTTCTTTAATCTGACGTAGGTTTTTTTGGAGAGTTCTTTGATAATTGGATCAGCAGAATTTGGAAACTCTGCTTTATACATAGCCAAACATGGACTTACAAAATTGTTTTTAATTTTAAAACGGCTAAGTTTATCAACATTATGTAAGTATCTTAATGCCCTAGTTTTGCCTAAACTACGACATAATTCTATTGCTATGTTAATAGAATATGCATCCACCTCTTCAGGATCTGCTAGGTAGTCTTTGTACCCAGATCCACGATCCTTGCCCAATTTAAATTGTCGTTTTCTATATTGTTTTTGATGCCTGAGTTCGTGTACTACTGTATCATAAACCTGTATCAGTAGTTGACGTATTTGGTCACCATACCAAATTTGATCTTTAGCAAAGTTGTGTGTAATAATTAATTCTATACAACGTTCACCATCTTGGTCATCTGTGGGATCGTAATAGCCGTTAGCAAAAAATATTTCGTCTTGTAGAGTTTTATCTCGAACCGTAGTTACTTTAATTTCTAAATAATTATCACGGAACTCTCGGCGTATACTGTATAACAATTTTTGGAAACTAATTCCTGATTTCGTACTATCTAATATTGCACTACAGATAGCGAAAATCGTCTCCATCAAACTGTTCATAGTTATAACCTATAAGTGATCCTGCCTTTAGTAAGATCATATGCACTAGTTTCTAGTCGCACATTATCACCTAAAATGATCTTAATTTTATTCTGCTTTAACCGACCACCAAGATAGCAAAGCATAATATGTTCCATGTTGTCTATTTTAACTCTGTAAGTGTTATTGGGACAAACTTCAGAAACAGTTCCAGTTAGTTCTAATAGTTCACCCTTACTCATACTTTTTTAACCACAATACTACCGTTCTCCAATGTAATGTCCAAAGTGTCACCTTCTTTCCATCCTGTGACTTCTAAAATTTCAGGAGGAAATTTCATAATGACATTTTCTGGATCGCCTTCAATTTCTTCAAAAATGTCTTCAGAATTAAATGTAAAAGTGTTCATAATGTATTTACTTTATTATTTGTCGTCTTCATATGGAATAACAATCCATCCTAGACGATGTAAGTCTTGCTCAATTTCTTCAGTGACTACGCTTTCAGGCACATACCCAGTCCGCTTTTGCCACTGCTCATTAGTTTCTTTTTGGTCGTACTCTTGATTAAGTCCACCCATTCCGGAACAGTACCAATCGATATAGTCGCCCTCTTGTCGCATATCAGCAATTATGCCACCAGCATATCTCCAACTTGCACTCCACTTTTCTTCTTTGAGAATAGGCCACAGTTCTCTTTTGGTAAAGTCATTGTTACACATGGCCGCATAAAGGTTCTGTGCATAAGAATCACTAGCTCGAACTTTTTCCAAAATCCAATCAGTAGTCAACAAATCATATTCCATGTTGTTTATATGGGTTGCCGGATCGTCAAATTTAGTATTGTGCTGTTCTAGAACTTTTTCAAACCAATCAAGATAATCTTTGTTGGCGGGCTCGCCTGCTTCTTCCTGACGTTTCACATAACCTTCTTTTTGAAAAGTATGACGATCTGGACTTTTTGAAACTTTTTTCATTTTAGTGCCAATTACCTTGGAAACAGTGCATGACTTCATGACCCACAGTTCTCATGTCTACTTTGTGAGGCATAATGATATGACAAGTCTTACCTTCCCAGAAACTACAAGCCAGCATGGGAGTTTTAAATCCGTTGTTCCCTAACTGACGGCTTTTCTTATCACAGGCCTGTTGCATGTCTTTAGGGTCCACGCTTTCAATAGTAATAGTAATTCTCTTTTGTTCATTTTTGCGCATGTCAAAAATTCTACTACCACTGTTATCAAAATCCCATTGTTGTGCATACGCAGTAAATGGAATAATCAACAATGCAATTAGTGCCTTTTTCATAATGTGCCTTTCTTAGCCTAAATTAAATGGTACAGACGGTAGGAGTCGAACCTACAAGGCATGACAATGTCACCCGCCCGTCCCTCCTAGGCTCCGAAGAGCTTCGGAGGAGGTCTACCTATTTCCACTCACGTCTGCATTATAATTATACGATAACTTGTTAACTTTGTCAAAAAGAAAGGAGCCAAAAGGCTCCTCAAGTATACCAAATTTCCTTAAACCCTTCTTCTTCCGTAGGCATTTCAAAATGCCAAATCATATCAAATAGTACTGCTTCAGGAATAACTTTACCAGGTCTTGTAGCCAATCTCTTCAAATGTTCTTCTTCATCCGGAGTCTGAAAAACTACAGCAATATGTTCATAATCTGGAAGGGCATTAAACTTACGTCTACGACTAGTCCATGACGTTGAAGTTTGATCCCAAATAATATCCTTCTGTTCCTGTTGTGCTTTTCGCACCCTACGCATCATTAAGTCAATAGCTCGTGGCATAAACAAATCGAAAACTTCACTGTAAGTTTTTCCTGTTCGTCTTGCAAATTTTTCAACATAGAAGTCAGTGCTAACAATAACACATTCACTTATCCAATCTTGATTAGTAACCCATGTAGATTTTCCGCTAGCCGGAACACCAACAAGTTGATAACATTTGGGCATTACCAATTCTCCACTCCAGAAATTTCTGTTTTAAATTGTCCGTCTAACCCATTAATTGTAGTATACACAATTAAACTAGTTACACTACCAATACCGCTATGGCTATCCTGAATCAACTCAAATGATGTTGCCTCTGGAAATTGATCCATAATCTTTAAAATTTTTACAACTTCTTCTTTACAAAGGTACATTATACTTTCCTATTCAAAATAAAACCTTTAGAATAGACAAAGAATGTCTTAACGGTCCTAATCATTTGTTTAAAATAATATTCTCGATAAGACATTCTTACTCCTTACATTGTGGGACCGTTGCCGGACTTAAATCCTATACTACCGCCTTCTGCTTCAATACGTTTAATAACGTCTTCAAACAAGATAGGAGCAAAGTCTGGAGTTTGCTCAACGCAGACGCAATGATAACGCACATCGTTTTCATCACTGTACAAAATTTCTCCTGTACGTGCATCAACACCCCTGGCCTTCTTCACGCGGTTTGCGTGAGTGTGTCCGTGAATGTTAACACCAAAACGACCTAAGCTATCATTATGTAAGGGAATGTGACTTAAAATCATTCCGTTCATAACATGATATGCACGTAATTCTCTAAAGTACATTCTATACTCGTCGTCACGGAAGATGTCGTGGTTACCACGGATCAAAACTTTGTCACCATTTAAACGAGCTAATGTAGACAATGCTTTACGGTTAATAACAACGTCACCTAAGTGATATACTTTGTCCGTAGGTTTAACACGCTCGTTCCAAGCCTTGATCATAGCTTCGTCCATTTCGTCTGGATCAGTCCATGGCCTTAACTTTGTAACACCATCGTTACGTGTGAAGCGGCATACACCTGTGTGACCAAAGTGCGTGTCGCTAACTAAAAATACACTAGGCATCTTGCCCTCCTTTCTTAAAAATCGTTTCTAAAAGTTCGCCAATCATCAATGTTTGGCTTTTCGTTTTCATCGTAAGTCCAGCCTAATGCTTTCATCATGCGATGTTTGACTAGTAGGTTAGGACTACGGAATCTTTCTGTATCCTGAAATCCCATCATCACACCTACTTCACAAACCGCACCCGACCTACAAATGCCTGCAAAACAATGAACAATAACATCCATGTGATTAGCTAAAGCATATTGTAGAAGACCAACAAGTTGATTTGCTTGATCCTGGCTACACTTCATTGATTCTTCTAATACTTCATCCTTTTCCTCTACATCAAGAAATTCAAACTGATGAACCTCTTTGAACTGATGCTTTGGCTTAGGAAACCAACTTGCCGGATCTGCAATTTGGATCAGCATACTGTTTTCTTTTACTGCGACATGAAATCCTTTTGGAATGTCATCTGCCGCACAATTTTGAATCCACGGCATAATGCCTCCTTTAACATTCTATATCGATGTTTCGACCTTTGTCCAAATCTAAACGAATATTTCTTGCTATTCGTTCTGCAACAATCTCATCAAAGTTTCGTTTTTCAATAAGTTTACGATAGTCGTCTTCACGTTTTTCTTGTAGTCGAACTTGTTCTAAATTATAACTTTTTATTTGGGCTTGTTCTGATCTTGATATTTGCATTTTAGATTCTCCGTTTTTTCCAAGTATAGTCAGCACCATCTGGACACTTACCATCAACAATGCTGTCTGCACCAAACTTACCTACCAGTTCCATACCATTAATTTTAATAGTAACAAACTCGCCCAATTCTTTTGCCCATGTCATTGCTAGGGCCAGTGTTTCAAATTCTTTTGAAACTTCTTTACTTTTTACTTCTATCATACCATAATTATAGCACCAATTTTTGGTTACGTCAAGTTAAAAAAATAGGGCCCTAAGGCCCTATTCAAACTGTTGTATTTCTACAACGTTTACAGATCATAGCGTGGGACCATTACAGTCTTAAGCATGATACCTTCTGGAGTAAACTGATCGAGGTCAGCACTCAATAGCGCAGTCATAATTGATGGACTAAATCCACTAACCAAAGCCGCACCACTCTTGTCTGCCTTAACTCGAACGTTATCGCTAGCGTTCAAGTTCCAGAAAACAATTTGTGGAACAGTGTAACCTGCATCTGTGAACTTACGTTCAATCATTTGCATTGCGTTGTCGTCGAAACGAGCGCATTGGTTGAACTGCATGTCTGACAAGATCAGCAACATTTTTGGCATGTCGCTTTGTGGGACATTACCTTTAACTGCAACGTCTAGAATTTTCTTCATAGCCGCATGCAGATTGGTACTCATTTCCCAATCACTCTTAGACATTTGTTCTAGCTTTTGAACAATGTTACCCTTTAAGGTAACAAGTTCAGGTTTGTCTGAAAAAGTCAAGAATGTGTCTTTGAACACACCTTTGTTCTTGTCAGCCAAGTATAAACCTAGACCAAGTGCTACATCCAAACAACGAACGTTTGTGTTCTTACCTGCTGGGCAGGTCATAGATCCACTA